CATTTGATAGACTCCTGCCTCTTCTGCAGACCATTTTCTCTCACTTTTTTCTACTGCTGATTTTACTGTTTCTATCACTGCTTCTTTATTTAAAGCTGTGCCAGTTGTTTCATCTTTTATTACAAATTGATTATTCTCAAAGGCAATATAAGCATTGGTGGGAGGCGCCATATTTCCGTCCTGCATAGGCTCCAGCGTTTCTAATTTTCCCTTCAATTTCTCTGCATCAAATTGAATCTCTTCTTCTGCCTGATACTCTCTTTTCTGACCAAAAACACCTGTTATCCACAAGAATGTATTCTGTTTTTCCTGTAATTTCGCAATACTTCCATCCGGCACATATTGATACGCAATCTCACTTCCCTGAATCGTTTCCTTCTTGTCCTCTTTAAAAAGAAGTTCCAGAGAATAATCTTCTACATTTTTTCTGATTCTTTCTTCCGTTTCCTTTGCTGTCAGATTTCCACAGTCCATTCCATTAATGGAAGTTCCCGGAAAAAATTTATCTTTATAATAAAATGTGCCCGCGCCATATGCAATTCCCAGTGCTAAAACAACCACCGTACATCCTATGACAAATTTCTTTTTCATTCTATAAAACCCCTGTCTTCTCAATATTTTCCATAATAACTATGGGCTATTATAGCATATTTTTCCCCGAAACCAAGAAAAAATCAGAAACCTAACAAAAAATTAAGAACTTTGTCATATTTAAAATAATTTTGTTGAATTTGTGTGGAATTGGTTTACAATTCTGATTACTATTTTGATTACTCACGACTTTAGAACAACAAAAAAACCCAGTAAGTACTGGGCTTTTACAGCAGGGGATGAGGGACTCGAACCCCTGTACCGCTTTTTATATAGAAGAAACTCTTTTCACGTACATGCAAAACATCGCATAAACACTGGATTCTTTACTTTTTCGATTGTACCAAGAACGAAACATTTACACCATTATACAACACGATGCAACACGAAATACAACACGAAGATGATACAATATTCCCTCCCAGATTGCCAGTCTGGGAGGATTTTTCTTTTATTTTACCCTGAGTTTCTGCCCTACATAAATCTTATTTGGATTTGCAATACCGTTCATCTGTGCAAGCTTCTGGTATGTCGTTCCGTATTTAGCAGCAATACCAGACAAGGTATCTCCAGAGCGCACTGTATAATACACAGCTCCGTTGCCTTTTTCATTAATCTTATCTTGCACTGCTTTGTACTTGCCTCCAAGGACAATCTCTCTGGTCTTTCCATTGCCATATTTGCCTTGCATTACTTCTTTTACAAGCGTGTCTGCAGATGTGCTTGCTATGTGGTTAATAAAGCCTTGCACTTCCTGGTATCTGGTGCCTAGGGCATTCTTTCTGTCCTGTCCTGCACCATATTTACCCTGCATTACTGCAACTGCCAGATTTAACGTTGTGCCGGATGGAGCAGGGCTTGGTGTAGGCGCTGGGGTCGGTTTCTGCTCTGTTGCTCCTGCATATTTATCCCAGGCCGCCGCATCCATATAAGCCTTATTCATGTCCAGGTTGCCATTATAGCCTGGTAATCTTCCGGTACCACTATACTGGTGGATAGCAAGGCTCTTAAATGCTCCATAGCCTTTTCCGTCTATCCAGGGCTTGTCCCGGTATCCGTTCTGCGGCTTGGCATTTGGATATTGTGCCATCCACAGTGGGTATCCTGCCTGTGCTACGGATGTCCAATCGTATTCTCTTGTAACGGATGCGCTTGTATACAGAAATGCTTTCACACCTGTTTTCTGATATACCCTGTCTAAAAATTCTTTTGCCCAGGCAACACCAAGAGGAAGCTCCTCTTCCCAGTCTAAGACCAGGATTGCCTTGCCGATATAGCTTTGTACAGTCTTTACGAAAAAGTCTGCTTCTGCTGCTGCACTTCCCTTGCATCCTTTTTCTCTTGCATAGTGGTACACCCCAACTTTCTTTCCGGCGCTAATAGCCTGGTTCATGGCTCTGTTATAATCTGGATTTATATATCCGGTTCCTCCGGTGGCTTTTACGATTACAAAATCACAAGGGACTGCATTTAAGTTAATCCCTTTCTGCCAGCTACTAATATCAATTCCGTTCATGCTCATGTTTTTCTTCCTTTCTGCTTTCCAGCTTAACAAAATGGAGGGCTTTATTTGCCCTCTGCAACTTCTGGAATACCTGCTACACTTGTAAGTACACTTACCACGCCTGCCACTACCGCACTAGATACCACCATCTGCCAATCTACTGCAGAAATTACTGCCCCGGTACCAATCACTGCAACGGCTGTCTGTGCCATTGTTTTGACCGCTCGGATTCCTGCCGCTTTTAACCATTTCTTTGTATCTACGGATACTTTTAATACGCAATTCCTAAACATACTCATTTCCTCCTTTACATGCCAATCTGAGAAAAGATAAATCCGACTGTGATGCTGATTACTGCCGTTAAGACGTATCCAACAACTTTTCTCCACATTTCGCCATCTCGGCTTTCCAATTCTTCCAGCCTTGTTTCCTGTCTGGACTGGCTCTGTGCCATCTGCTCAACGGACTGAGCAAGGCTCTGCACGGATGCAGTCAACTCCCCAATCTGCCGGACAGTTTCTTCCAGATCACCCAGCCTGTGGTTCATTCTCTTGTGCTCATCTTCCATTCTCCGGCGGAATTCCTCATGCTCCGCCCTGCTGATAGGTGTGTCCATATGCTATCTCCTTTTATTTTTTTTGCAATAAAATAAGACCCGTTAAGGTCTTGCACGTATTTCCATATGTATTTTCCTTTCCTGTTTGCTAAACTATATAACCCTTTAATTTACTACATGATTTCTTTCCAGATTTCCGCACCTACACCAAACGCTCCCGGTTCCCAAACATTATTCGCAACCATAGATTCCCATTTCTTCCCGTTGTGGGAAACCTTACTACCAACTTGGTATTTTACTGGTGGGATTCCATTGTAAGGCTCCCATGCAGGATATTCTTCCTGTGGTGTTGGTTCTGGTTCTGGAACAACTGTACCTCCACTTTCTACAGTTTCCTTGATTTTCTGTACTGTAGCACTTAAAGCAGTTACTGTTTCTTCCAGTGCAATATGCTTTTTAGAGAGTTCTTCAATCTGCTTCTGCAATGGAGCGTTTGAATTTTCTGGATTAGCATTTGCCTGAGCAAACGTTACCAGTTCGTTTTTCTGCTCCTCTGTAATATTTCCTTGCACCCAAAGAGTATCAATCTTTTTAAGCATGTCATCCAAATTGTATCTTTTGAAATTAATTACATTTTTAAAAATTTCGTACATAAACATCTTCCTTTCTTATAATAATGCAATCTGTGTGTTTACAATAGCTTGGTTAAGTTCTTCAAATTTCTTGTCTATGTATTTCTTTGTGTCTGCAATGTATGTAAGTTCCATTTCTGCATCTCCATTGTTAGATACAGAGGTCGTAGGGTAGTTAGTGTGTAAGGATTTAAAAGAAGAAATAGTTTCCAGTGCAAGGTCATGTTCTACTGACGTCTCAAGCACTCCGCATACTTCAAAATTAGTCCCTATTTTTTCAAATAAAGTGTTGACTTCTTCCAGTGTTTTAGTTGAATCCTTATAATATATTCCGTCAGCTGCTAAAGCAAATGTATTATCTTCCTTATTTCCCAAAGTGCTCCATTTTGCAATAGAAGAAATAGCAGAAATATTGCCTCCCTTAAATATTTCTCTGAATATTCCTATGTCAAATACTGAACATCTGCCATTTTCATCTCTTTTGTTAAATACAACCTGTTTAAGAGGTTTTAGCTTTTTTACTCTTTGTATATACTTTCCACGTTCTAAATCAATCTCATCTGTTACCCACTGTTGTCCTGTGGTGTCTGTGTAGTTCCCACCAGAATCTACTTTTATTCCTGGCAAGCCGTTTGGAGTGGAAAGAGTGAGCGACTGGTTAAAATACGATTCATAAGGCAATACGCTTTCTCCATGGTTTAACATAATGTCATAAAACTCTGCACTTTGTCCGCTTTTGTTTATGTCAAATCTTAAATATATTCTATCTCCTTCTTTTATTTCGAATTGTGTCCAATTTTTATTTCCAGTAGAGTGAAAACGTGTACTACCATTATTGTGTATGCAAACGAACATTTCTACTGTATCTGTTCCATTTGTAGCACCAAAAGGTTTGTTACTATTATAAGATAACGTATATTTGCCAGGTAAAAGTTTCAGCATATCGTCTGGTTTATTTATAATATTAACTATCGCTTCTTTTCCAGTAGAAATCTTACTGTTAAATATAATTTTATTACCAGATACCGACAAGGATAAAGTTGTATTATCAACTTCGTATTTTTTAACAGTATTGATATCAAACAAATTCCCTGTATTAATCTTGATATCAACATTGCCTTTCTCTCCAACACTCACAATTGGAACCGGGGCATCCAGCGACGGAACACCGTTCTGCTCACTCTTACCGAATACCCTTAGATTCTGAAGCGGCAACTTTGCACTGTCTTTAACTTGGATTACACCCCCCCCCGAAATTTTCTGACTAATTAAAGCGTTTTGAATTTCGAGGATTTGTTTTTGCAGAGATTGATTCTCTTCTTTAATTCTCTTTCCGATATATGCTTCCGTGTCCGCTACATACTCAACAGATATTTCGTTTTCTGATGTCAGCACGGTTGTAGGGTAATTTGTGTGAATTGTCTTTAATTGCTCGCTATCAACTGGAGCGGTAATTACTTGCTCCACATACTCTTCGTATTCATCATTTTCCCCAGCAGAAAGACAGTATTTCAGTCCCTCTTTTGGAGAAAGCCAATTCTCATACCCTTTTATGTTCTTTTTTATTGTTGAAGACCTTTTTGTCTGTCCTTTATCAATAGCAAACCATATATTCTCGCCATTTTCATCTATAAACTTAATATTCCCACCTTCACTCAATTCTCCGTTGGTGATAAGTGTAAATAGCGTACCAGCTTTTGCTTCGAATGGAATGAATACATTATACTTTTCTATTTTTAAAATATTCTTCCCTGTAATTATGATTTTTCCTGTTCCAGACAATGCTTTTATTGGAAGGTTCGAAGAATCATTTATAATGATAGTTTTTCCTGATGCTTTTTTTATTATTGCAGGAGCTTTATTTCCTATATCTTCCTTTAGTTTAGCAATGCCCGTTTTATTTTCTTGTATCTGCTCCCGGTCTGCCATAATCTCCTGTGCCGCACCCTGCACAGCTTGTACCTGCTTTTCTCCTTCTGCGGAGACATTCCCGGCCTGGGTTGTCCCTTCTGTCTGTACTGCCTTGATAGCTTCTGCCTTTGCTGTTTCTACCGCCTGCGTAGCTGTACCCTGTGCCGCCTTAACAGATTCTACAGCATCATTTCCGGCAGTTTGCACACGCTCTGTCTGTGCCTGTCCAGCGTTGTTCACATCTGCAAGGGCTTGCTGTGCTGTAATGCCAAAGTCCTGCACAGTCTTATCTACAGCATTCTTATTGTCTAAGATTTCCTGCCCCATCTGCTGTACAAGTTTTTTAGCCTGTTCTACCGCAGTCTTGTCTTGTCCTGTCTTCTGTGCTGCTAATTCTGCATTTCCTTCGGCTGTTTCCGCTCCTGCCTGGGCTGTTTCTGCCCTTGTAGCAGCTTCCTCAGACTTTTGTTCGGACAGAGCTGCATTTGTAGCGGATGTCTGTGCCTGTTTCGTAAGACCCTCTACCTTTACCACCTGTTCCTCTATCCCAGATACCGATTCTACAAGTCTTTCGACCTCTTTTCTGTCTGTATCTGTTTTCGCAGAATCTTCTCTTGCCTGATCAGAATAATATTTCGCATTATCCTGTGCCCTTTCCGGCAAGTCCTCTCTTCCATGTGCCCAGCCCTCTGCCTGCTTCTCGGATTCTGCGGAACGTGCTGCGGATTCATTTACTGCTTTGATTGCTTCCCGGAATAATTCCGCATCCTCTGGGCGGTCAAACGCTTCCGGCTTTGGCCTGGAAATAATATGTAGTGTAATCTTGTACTCGGTCTGTCCACTCGTCTCGTCTCTGAGGTACACAAACGCATAGATTTCATAATTCTGTGTAGTATATCCGTTTTCCAGAAAGCTATCTGGAATTACTACATCTGTCACTCCATCTTTCGTGACACCGATACGAGTAGTTGCTTCTCCGCCTGTATTCTGCAAAGAGAAATGTACCTCTACTGCAGTTGGAAGGGTGAGACCCTGGATACGGAGAACCTGGCCGTAATCGTACTGATATATCCGAAATACATCTTCCCGGGTGCTGCCTTTGTCAAAATTAGCAATTATCATCTTTGCACCTTCTTTCGTATCTTATAATCGTGCCTGTACTTTCTTTTTCCACATA